TACGCTTCGGAGGTGGTGGTATTTCCCCCTGCAAGCCGTGCTGTTTTCCCGGCTTGATACTTATCATTAGCCACTTTGGTGAATATGCGGCTAACTTCTCCATAGTCCTCGCTGGAACTACGAGCAGTGTTATTCTGGTTTCCACTCGTAGATCCAGCCACTCCACTGGGACCACTAGGCGGGTTTGGGCCTTCACCCATTCCAACTGTGTGATAGCTTCCACTCTGACGCATTCCTACATTTCCCTTATATCCAGCAAGCTCCTTATGGAAATCTTGTTGCCTCCGTTGCAATGCAGCACGCGTGCCAAAATTGATAGCACCTTCCAGTGCTATATTTTGGCGTTGATTCTTTCCAGAAAGTGCAATATTGTCCTGTTGTTGTGCACCGCGCATGCCCTGTAGTGTAGTTTGGAGCTGATGTTGTTGTCCATAGGTTTTATCAGACATTTCAAACGCAAAATTCTGACGTTTCTGCATCATTTCACGTTCAAAATTGGCATTCTTTCGCCACATGAACATATTTCCCATTGAATTGGAAGCTCCTTGTGCTGCGCCCAAAGCACCCATGATTAACATGGATGACTGTTTCTGCAAGTATCGAGTGTTGGAGTTACTCATTGGTGCCCAACTATCTGTTGCGATAGCTGCGACATCCATGTTGTTTGGAAGGATCTCGGATAAGTATAATGAACGAGCATCCATTCCAGTCATTACGCGATTTGGTCTTGTTACGCGTACTGTGAAGCCTTGTTCCATCGAATATGTGACATATCCAATGTTCTGGGCTCCATATGCAAGCCTTGCGCTAAAAGATGTTGTATTAGCGCGAGTGCATATTTGTTGCCCCATTTTGAGCACCTTGGTAGTATACTCATCACAGGGAGTCGCACATGATAAGAAATTTGTGCGATAGCTCACATTTGATGTTATAAAGCGAGCTTCAACAACAAGCGGTGATGTGAAAGCTTGTTGACTCCACAAGTCCTCGATAACCACAAATGATTCACGAATAGCTGGTGGGATTTTCATTTTCCTGGCATTGGTATAAGATGCATATGTAATGTCATTCTCAGTAGCGTCCTGGAATTCTGGTGTATGAAAACACCTTGCTATCTGCCAGCTTTCCTTTGCTAGTGTTCCTGCATCTCCATCTCCCGATATACATGTAGCAATTTTGCCAGTATCCACGCAAGTAACGGGAAAAGATTCATTGGCTACAACTTCTTTCTGTAGCAGCAAGAGACGCACACCTCTTGCTGGTGCTGCGCGGGGTCGAATCACACTTCCTTCAAGGAACCCATTAGAAAATGCATTGCCAGTTATCCACTCATTATGATCACCTTGTATTATTGTTTCGCCAAGCTGAGGAATAATGATATATCCACCAAATCCAGTAGACGAAATGGAATATATCAAACAACGGTCGGGTTTTTCAATTATAACTTCAAGTGGCTTAAAGTCTGAATCAGCTTCCCACTGCTTTCGGGACATAATCTGATTAGCCACTGTGACATACACACTAACATCATCTTCAATGGGTTCTAATTCTTTAACCCAGGCTTCAACTGATGGTGATGTTACTTTAGAGACTTGTTGTACTGTTCCTGTTTCTCTAGCTAGTGCAATCAAATATGCTGTTATTGTGGCTTCATCACCGGTACAAATTCTCCTTGCACCTCTTGGGCTTTTCAAATCATCAATAATATGCTTTGGGATTGAACCTGAAGCAATCAAAGGCAAATACGCGACACGTGAATTGTCAATACTTGGTTGCTTTGATGAGCTGGTGATGTATGGATAGGTGGAAAAGATGTTATGGGCTGGAATTTCATCTGTCACTTCATCGCTACTATTAATCAAACCAGGCAATTCTGCATAGGTGTAAACTGCAGTATTAAAAACTTGGTCTCTGATATTTCCTTGTTCAACTACTAGATTGACTCGTCGATCTGTAACGGGAAACAAAACTTCAGCTGCATTATCGCGAGATAATATGCTTCCGCCTGGTGTTTCTTCAATCATAAGTTTAACTCCTGGTTTTGGGCTAAATGGTTGACATTCTGGATGAAGCCATTGTTCCACATCAAGAGTGATGGAAAATGGTTCTTCTGGTTGCCTTGGGTTAGAAATTGCAACTCTACAAAAACCAATATAGCCTGGGTATGGCAATGTTGATGATGTTTCACGAAGATATCCGTAATTCCTAAAATCTTTGATTTCATAAGAGTTTTTGAACACTCCATTCACGGCCAAAATAGTTGATGGCCTGCTGCGTTTGAGTGCCATATACTCATATTGCTTGGAGATATCAGTCACAAAGAAGAGCTCAATTGAGCCAATCAGCGTTTCTGTTCCAAAGATAGTCATTTTAAAGATTTTCTTAGGGTACCAATATTCATGTGCCATAATGTAATCGCGCACATTATCCGCAAGAGTGGCTGGATCTAATGAAAGCCTGAACAACTCTTGCGTAAAGGTGGTCTTATTGGTAATTTGATATCTATCAACGCCTTGTGGGAATATGTAAAGTTGTGATACATAATTATGATGGAATGGTGTTGCTGAAATATCAGGAATGACTTCTTGTCCTGAAACTAAATCTATTGCCCCTACATAATTAATTCCTGTAGCATCAATTTGATTATTCGCTTGAAGTGCCATAGCTGGTCCTGGCAATACTTGTGTTGGTAATTGCGTTTCATGAGGCCCTTCCCCAGTCATCATTGCCCCAGTTGGTTGCGTTGTTGCTGCAACATTAGGTGATGTTTCAGTTACTCCGTTTTGCTTTACAAGTTTCGCTTCACTTTCCATCTTTGCAGACTGCACATACCACTGCCAAACATAGGCTAGTATCATATCACGATTAAATTTATCTGAATCATGAGAGTATGAAGGATCAATGTAACGCATATTGCGGAACAAGACTGTCACTAACTCACTATGCAAAAATGTCTCACGCAAATACGTCACGATAAATGGAATTTCAAAAGCCTGATCGATAAAGTCAGCTGGTGTCATGCTGACTATCTTTCCCGGTGTTAGGTCATTGAAGCGTTGAAGCGCTTCAGACGACATCAGTGCGGATCTCCATAAGGATTCTTGCTTAGCAAGGGGGAAGGAAAAATCACTTCCATGTTGAAACCACCAAGCAGCAAAATAACATATGCCCGCTGGATTGAGAGTATTAGTGAACTTTTCCAAGATGGTATGCCCCTTGTCAGGTGATATCCACGAAATGGCAGTTAGCATCGCTTCTCTAGTTGATTCTTTTTGACGCAATGCACATGTAAACAAATCAATTAACAATTCTACGGTGGTATTAACATCCATTCGCTCTTTATTTTCTTCTGGATGGTGTTGATTGTTTTTATAGTGGGACTTCAATGCAAGTTCCCATGATGTCTTTCCCCACTGACTCAGTTCTTCAAGCTGAGTAATTTCGAGGGATAGATCTGGTGTAATGTTATCTTTAATACACTCTACCACATCACAGTAATTGAATTTATCTTCCACAGTTTCTAGGCAATCATCCAGGTCCAATGGTGTAAATTTGAACTGTTGGTCTTCTTGTGGTTTCCTATCATAAAACACGATATTATAGAAGTGATGTAATACTTCACTGACTGCCTTATCAGAGTCACATTCACAAAGTTCTAGCGTGAATGACGATCGTGTTTGCTTCAGGAAACTGGCAACTGCTTTTTCACGAGCAGTGTCATTTTCCTGTTTCTTCGAGAGGTAGTTGTAAGCCTCTCGGTAAGCCTCATACTTTGCAGCTTTGAGGTTTTCGCCTTCGCCTGTAAACAGGAGTACTCGGTTTTCGGTTTCATCCCGAATTTTGAGCTCCCACTTATGGGCATTGGCATCTTTCATGTTTGACAAGATGGTAATAATGCCAGTATGCGACAAACAATATACTTTAGAAATGTAATCAGCCATTTCAATTAATGCGTCAATAGCAATTAAATGTTGTTGTTTTCGTGTTTTTGGTGAAACTGAACTCTTTTCTAATTTTAAATCCACGGTAACTTTAGCTCCCAGGGCTGTTAAATATATAATTTCTTGTATTTCTAGCATTGAAAGAGTCAAAAGGCGTGAATCATAATATGGAAAATTTTGAATTAGCAAAATTGCTAACTTAATATATTTTTCATAATAGATGGTATCATTCCAGAGTGCTGCTTCAAGAAGCGCGCTGTTAAATTGTGCAATCATTCCTTCACAGTTGTTCAGTTCGTTCTTTGCCCAGAACACTCGACTATCAATAGACTCTTTCTTTAATGCACCTACATAGAAGTTATAATTTTGGAGTTTCGTTACCTTTCGCGAGATAAACATGACATCTGTAACTTCAGTAAAGTAGGGAACAATAATTCCATCCTTTTCTGCTGAGTCCAGAGTCAACCCCTTAGATGCGGCCCACTCAACCATCGTTGTTAAGTTGAATTGTTGCACTACCTCTTCACTAACTGATACAATACAATCATCACCATAGGTCGAAATTCGCACATTAGCAAGAAAGTCATTATAAGTGACTACTCGCTTATGTGCACCTAAGATTTCATGATAGGCATGGTACATTATGATTTCATTAATTAGAGAATTCAGAGGAGCTGTTAAATAAGTGCCACTAGGCATTCCCTGTTTCTTTACTAACAACACATTTGCTGCAACACTGATTGATCTTACACAATTATACAAGATAATTGTGACAGCATTGCACCATTCGCATTTTTCTTGATGTAATTCGCCTAACTGCAACTTATGTGCTCCTTTAAAAAGTGATGCACATATGCGAAAATACGTTTCTGATGTTCTTTTATCCCACCTACTCCAATCGGCTGCAAAATGATATGGCAACTCGTCATGAAAACGGACCATGGTATCAAATTCCGTATAGGGGTTGATTCCTACTCTGCAAGATGTGCGCATGGGTGACTTATGATTAATTGCACACCACTTTCCTAACACCAATCGCTCTAGCATATATGCTAGAGTATCCTGGCACTCAAAAGTTCTGCCTTTATATGCTTTATGCTTAGGTAATCGTTCTTGTTTTACACAGGTCTTAAATAGCATAAATGGTCGCTTTCCTTCTTTAATCAAGGCTTTTGCTCGGGAATATGATGCTGTTAAATATTTCCCTGATTTATTTTCCTTGAAGAAACGCTTTCCAGAAATGGATTCTACTCCAATAGCCTGATTTTTCTTAGTGATGCCAAAGAGTTTATTCAAAACAAGCCCTGCTGAGGTATTAGTTTCAATAGCACCAAATTTTCCTGCCAATGGGTTGTTAACCTTATGGGCTGGAATCCCGTTCATCACTTCCGAATCGGAAGCAAATGCTAGATGTTTTCCAAAACGGGCTGTAAAAGATGGTAACATTTCTTGTATAATGCGACTATATTGACCAATAGATAATCCTGGCTCTACTTTATCATTGTACAACTTCACTTGTGTTGCTAACTGACATGGTCTTCCATTGTTATCTCTACTCAATAGAGCTGCTTCAGCTGGTGTTATTTCATTCAACTGCTTCGTAGGTCTGCATACATTCTGCAGTCCTGCTTGACTAGCATACGTTGCCAGAATTGACAAAACATGATCTGACTCTGGTGCTGTGCATGTTGTTCCTTGCACGATTCCTTGGACTTGGATGTTAATTCCTTCTAAGTCTGCATGCGGTTCTTCAGTGCATGATATCCACTGTTCCACAAGAGATACTTCTTCAGGCGTTGCATATACAACAACTGGTCGTTCTTGCCTTTCCTCATCCCAATGGAACCCGATTTGATGGTCCTTAGTAATACGAACATTCTGCTGTTTCACCTGCTTCTTAATTTGGCCTTCTTTGCCATATGCTACTAAAACTGATTCGATCACTTCTTGGGTAACGCCAACTACTGCTGTCTTTCCACTTGATCTTTGTATGGATCCTCCAATATGAAGGCCCCATATAAATCCTTGTCCAACACGTGCATGTCGGGCAGAAATATATGGAAGGCCACAATCTCCATAGTAGGTTACTAAATCTGTGACTCCAAAATGTGCTACTCTATAGATGTGAGAGAGTGCTGGTTCATCATCGAAGACGTCCTGCTCATCTGCAGTAAAGGATTCTATCATACCTGTATGGTACTCTGTACACCCTTTGTGTACCCGGCAGAATATTGAACGTTCTCCTACTTGGGGTTTATTGTCATATGATGAAAGGAATAAAGATGTTATATCCTTAAACTGTGGGAATGTCATATCCTTAATCACACTAATTGCTAAGTCTGTATTTGGCAATTCCTTCACAATCTCCATTTTGAATTCTTTTCCTGGGAATCTATCATCACAACACATGATTTCGCAAGTGCCTTGACGACGTTCTACAGCACTACCTAGAACATGACGTGGATGTATAACAAAGCGTTCCCTGATGCCTATACCAAACATTACATTTTGGGTAGTTGCTCCAGCTCGCTGTGCTTTCACAACTATAATATTACCCTTAACCTTTGCAAAACCAGCATGATAACTGTTCGGTGGATGTTCATTATGAGTGGCCCCATCGGCCATTTGCTTCTTCGCGCTTTCATAATCTAAATCATCTGCCCAGCTCATCCATTGATCTTTGGGATAATTAATATTACCCATATCGTTATGATCAGCTAAACGATAATCAGCACCTTTATTCCTATTGGGTCCAGAATAAGTTGGTCTTTCTATATCAGGCTCGTAATCATCTTTCCATGTATCCATAATAGATATAATAGTATATCCATTAAGATCTGCTCCAGTTTTATCATCGGAATAGTGGACTTCAACCTCTAGAGTATGTGGGTTCTTTGCAGTAATTTTGTACCGCTTTCCTTTTCCCTTACTTCCTCTAGACGATTTCTTCCCACCTCGGCCTCCTTTGCCGCCTTTCTGGTTAGCTAATATTTCTTCTAGTTGGTCATCAATGGCTTCACGTTCTTCATCTGTTAATGGATGTTGCTCTACCTTCCGTGCTACCCAATCTGGGACCTCCTGGTTGGTTTGTTTTAACATTTTATAGATAGTATATGCCTCTTTGGCTTCGGTGGTTTTGCCAGGTACCATAAAATAAGCTACTAAGCCTGCTAGCAAACTAGTTGCAATCACAAAGCCTATTAACCACTTATATTCTTTTATGGTTTCCCACACTTTCAGTGAGTTGGTCTTAATTGAGGCATGAAGTTGTTCTTTACGTACTGCTGCTGAAAGAACTGACATACGTTTGGCAACATATGCTGTTTCATATGGTGTTAAACTATCCCATATTTCATGTGTTATGAAATACTGGTGGAGTTCATTTGGCAAACAAACATAGTCTGGACTATCTGTTTGTTTCAATACCAGCCAACGGTGTAAATGTGGCAATGATATGTCCTTGATCAGCTCTGGTTCACCATTATTTCTATCTAAATGGAAACGTAATACATCCAACTGGGTATCTAATGACACTACCATTTTCGCAGTAGTATCAGTTAGAAACGTACAGTAGGAGGCTTGTTGGCCATCTACGACACACATTCCAAGGTTGTCGACTTTTATGAACCCATTAACATTAGCTCCATACTTCCTAAAAAGCTGAACATAATATCTCACACATGCTGCTAAAGATTCCGAGTTAGTAATGGAACCAGTGTAACAAGCTTCTGATGTTCTAACTTGTACTAATAACTTATATAATGTCTCTTCTAAGAAGAAAACACTACGGTCTCCAGTATTGCTATCACCACATGCTAATAGTGGTAATGCCCTAAGCGGGTTGGCCATCACAGCATTTAGTTCTTCAACAGATTTAAAATGGATTTTAAAATTATATTCTGACGGTGGTACTAAACTATCGACTTTGCCAATCATAATATTCGCTTGGCTAACTAAATAATCCTTCCATGTATCAAGTGTGTATTCACACACATCAACTGGCGTGTATAGCTTATCTGAGCGAACATTCAAAAAAGAATTGTCGCTTGCTATAAACTCACGCCCAAGATCTGGAATAGTCAAAAGTTCATCTTCATGATAGAAAATGCCGGAAAATCCAGCACGTCTATACATGCCCTGGTTCTCAAAAATGGGTTGATAAATCTTTTGTAGAACAGGTGTTGTCATTCTACACTTGATGTCATAATAGCTCTTCCATTTCTTCGTTATATTTGATGTAAATATAATGAGCGAATTGTTAGGTGCAGTATTGTAAAAGTCCATATAACTAGCTTCCCATCCTTCCTTAAATTTACCATTTACTTTTAAGAAAGCATCATCAAACACAAACACCTGTGGTGTCTGTGGTCCACGACGCATTGCTACTCGTAAAGTAAACCAAGGGTCTTGGGAATCGGTGTCAAACTTATGAACTCGCATTGCTGGAAAATATGCTTTAATACGGTTGATAATATCGCATACTATAGTAGTCTTTCCAGCTCCTTGCTCTCCTGAAATATTGAAGACACAGTGGTGTCGTGTCTGTGCCATTTGTTTTTCTAACTTATACTTCGCGTCAAAGATTTGATCGAATTCATTAGCTAATCTAGCATTTTCTTGATGAATTGCTTTTGCGTTTTCTACATTTCCTTGGCGCACTACTTTTTCATAGGCAATTAGTTCATCAAGATTCAATTCAGACTTTTCTACTCCATTAATACGGATCGTGTATGGTTCAAATATGCACTGGCCTGTAGCTTGAGTTGGTGACCGCTTCATGGCCTTCAGCCTCCATGGTTGGAAAGCTATATGTGAAAAATCTGTCTTGTGACCTTGTTGTCCTCTGATATTATCGAGGTTTGAAAGTGGTAACTTCCATACTGATTTGAAAAGTGCGAGACGATTAAAAGTACCTCTAGTTGCTTCAGATTCTAATGGCAATTTGCGCGCAATGTCTTCAAACTGCGCATTTGTATCCATCAACAACGTTTTCACATTGCATGGTTGCCATTTACACTCAACAGCTGCTCCTTCAAAATTGAAGAAACCATTGCTAAGCAATGTATTTATGTCTGATGCAAGTTTATCCTCCTTAAGATCTGTTCGATTAAATGCTTCTTCTATACGCATAACTTGTTGTGCGACATAAGGTGGATAAAACTTTGATGGTGAATAAACATACTCTCCGGTATCAGTAGGAAAACTTTCCCTACGTATCCTTTTCGAGGCTTCAATAAGTGCCATTGTTTTGCCATGTGAAGATGGCCCAAAAACTAGTATAGCAGTGGGACACGTTCTTGACAAATTTGAATATATTTCTGATTTTAAACGTGAGATTTTCTCCTCAGATGCTTCACATGCTCTCATCAAGGCTGTTTTCAGGTAAGTAGCACCTTCTTTAGAATTTGCGGTGTTATGCAAAATGTTTCTTCCTTTCTTAACTACCGTGATATAGTTGTTAAACTCACGGATATCTTCGAACAGGAGGAACGATGGTTTCACTCTATACTCGGTTATCTGGCGCGTAACTTCTGCTACTTCAGCATTAATTCGCTCGCCTTCATTAGGTATTCCACACACATATTTCGAAACAAATTCGATGATCTTAAGTAGTGTTGTGGATCCCTTTGTTAGAAGGGTATGCACAAAATCTATACCTTTAGTAATTGCTTTCATTTCTGGGACTTTTTCAAGGCCCAGACATGCAGCTCCTAAAACCAGCACAAATAGGATTATTCCTATTATGCCAGAGAAAGTGCCTTGCAATTCTTCAGGTACATATTGCTTCAGCCAATGAACTGGATTGATTGATATCTCTTCAGATTGTTTAACAAATTTGGCTCCACGCTTCTTGTTCTTAACTATTTTGAATGGTGGTTCAGGCTCTTCATCAACAAACATACGATATTCTGGATTGAGATTACTCCACGTATTTTGCAACTCATCTCCAACATGAGGGAAAAACTTTCTAACTACTTCCAGGAAATCAATATGAGAGTTAGGATATGAGATGCACACTTGTGAGTGTACAGGACACATAATCTTAACTGCTGAATATTGTTCCTTTGATCCAATAGAAGCTAAGAGGGGAAATACATACTGTATGCAATCCTCAATTGCCTCTGGTTCTTGTGCTGGATCTTCTATGTCAATCAATGATTTTAGAATATCTTCCCAGTCCGGATAATCGCAGAAATCACATGCATACTTGGATGTATTCATACTATCTGTAATAATTTCCTGCCGTCTAATATTTTCAGCACTATCTTCACTAAAGATTACACTACGAGTATAGTGCGAAATAATACTTTGAGCTTGAGCTTTAGTTGACGCTGACTTTAGTTGATTTAGGAGAATTCTACGATGTTGTTCTATATCGAATTCCTCTGGAATATCCTCAAGTTTGGCTTTTGTTTGAGTACTCATAGGAGGTGCGAATGCTGCTGATAATTTCAACAATCGTTGCTCAAACATAGTAGGCAAAAAATCACAATCTTGATTGTACTCAATTAATAGACTTTGTATAGCCGTATAGTGCTTTCGCAACTCTGGTTCTGGCAACATAGAAGCTGTTGGTAATAAACTTTCTAAGTGCAAGATGGAACTTTCCATTGCTTCATCAACTGGTATTCTCTTGGGGAGTTCAGCAATAATGATCTTACTAGGTGTTTCTTCTTTAGGTAACTCCACTATAATTGGTGGTGATTGTGGAATGGGCTTACTTAGATCGTCAAATGTGCCTGTTTTCTTAATGGCGCCTTCTATGATTTCCATAATTGGACTCTTCATTTTCTCCACATCAGATGCTGAAAAATAAAGAGATAATATTTGCAAAACTAGAGTGATTAAACTCGAGCCTGCAAGCGTTGCTGATAACAATTTATGATCTGAATACTTGATGTTTACTGCGGCTAAAACGGTAGTAATGCTTGAGGCCACAATAGATGCTATAGCATAAAGTTTATCAGGCATGCTGTCAGCTAGAATAGAGGTCATAGCATTTACTACATAGTCCTTAATTCCTGATGTTGTTTGCGCAGAAATTGGGACTTCTCCACTCTGTTTTGTCATCACTGGCTGATATTGATGTAAATTATATCGCATAAGCAATGACATACGCTTAATGCGCAGTGCCCTAATAATGAGACGAATGCGCATGAGCAATACTAAATCCCGTTTTTTGATAGTAATAACGGGTTTAGTTTCGTTGAGTAGATGCGTTATATCTTCACAACGATATGAGCGTGAGTGATAGAACTGCT